TAGAAAATTTAGGTAACGCTTTTGTGGCTTTAGGTACCACAATAGTTAGTGCCCTTACGCCAATCTTGGACTGGTTAGGGGCACGTATTGCAGACATCGTAAACATTGCAAGTAATGCAATAAATGAAGTTGCTCGTCTGGTTGAAAATGTTGCCAACGGACCACAAGCTGCTGCAAGGGCCTCTTTGAAACGAGGTGAACTACCTTTTGGCGTTGAGGGTGTTGGAAAAATTATTGGGCAGGAAAGACTGACAAAAATTACTAGGCAAGCCAGCACTGGTTTTGCCGGAATGATTGATCAGAAAAAATTAATTGCTTTACTACTACAGCAACCAGAATTTAAAGATGCAAAACCAGTAAACCCTCCAAAACTTACATCTCTTAAGGCGCCATCCCAAGCAGCACCAAGCGGCAGTAGCAGTGGAGCAGACAAAGCTGCAAAAGCTGCTGAACGTGAAGCAGTTCGCGTAGCTAATATCGTTCGAGATAGAGCCGTAGAAGTGCAAATTCTACGTCAACAATCTATATACGCAGAACAAATTTTAGCTGCAGAGTTAAATAAAGATCCTATTCTAAAATCACAACTAGAAACAACAGTAAAAATAAATCAAATTTCACTTCAGTACAGCAAAGATATAAATGATGAAACAGCTAAAGGCAACTCAACTGCAGTAAAAGAAGCTATAACTAAAAAAGCTCTTGCTCAAATAGATAAAGAACGTTTTCAAGGAGCTTTAGACATTGCAACTATTGAAATCAAACGTGCAGAAAACTATCAAAATTTGTTACTTGATTTAGACCAAGAACTAAAACTTAGAGCTGCCACTACAGAAGAACAGCGTGCTCAGCTTAGTATTGCGTATGAAATCGAAAAACTACGGCGAGGCAAAGAATTTACAGATCCTCAACTTAAGGAAATTCAACGTCGTAAGGAACAGGCAGCTATGCCTAAATCTCCAGCAGAGACTGTAGCAGGTCGTATTGGAGAACTTCAAGACGAAATTAAAAACCTTACAAATATTGGCAACATTGCCATTACAGTTGCTGACGGCATCGGCAATGCATTTGGCAATGCGTTTAAAGGTTTAATTGACGGTAGTATGACTGCTCGTGAAGCACTTTCTAGCTTCTTCAAAGATGTGGCAAGCATGTTCCTAGATATGGCCGCTCAAATCATCGCCAAACAAATGACGATGATTATCTTGCAAACTATTCTTAAAGCCCTTGGCGCTGTTAGTGGTGCATCTAGCGTAGGTGCTAGTGCAACAAATTACAGTGGTGCATTAGGCGGAACAACATTTAATCCAGCTGCATTCAGTATGCCTGCTTTAGCTGCAAATGGTGCGTACTTCTCTAATAATATTGCCAAATTTGCCACTGGTGGAATTGTTGGTGCTCCAATGCTCTTCAAGTATGCCGATGGTGGCACCACCAAAACCGGTCTGATGGGTGAAGCAGGTCCAGAGGCCATTATGCCTTTGCGCCGTAACAGTAATGGTCAACTCGGCGTCAGCGCTTCTGGTCTACGGGAGGCCATGGGTGGTGGACCTGCCATGGGTGGTTCACCAGTGCTTAATATGAGTTTTGAAACAACTCGTTTTGGCAATACGGATTACGTCAGCCGCGATCAGCTTGAGACTGCCATGGCCCAAACCCGCAAACAAGCATCTGCGGATGGTGCCAAACGTGGAATGAGTATGACACTGGATCGTCTGCAACAATCACCACAAACCCGTAGCCGCGTGGGTCTCCGATAATGGCAATCTTCCCCTCCTACGCACCAACCAAACGCCAGTTCAATCTTGGCACTTATCCTCAGAAAAGCTACCGCTCACTGGCTGGTGTTGTGGTCAAGCGCACCTTCGGCAACCGGCCAACTGGCGCCACGCTGAACCTGGACTTTGAAAATATCGCAGACGACAAGGTAGTTGCAATTCTTAATCACTATCGCAGCCAAACCGCCGTCAACCAACGCTTCAAGGTAACGGACACAACCATGGCTGGCCTCGACAGCAACCTGACCGCTTTAGCGGATGGATCAGCCGACAATCTGCGGTGGGAGTACAGTCAACCACCTGCCGTGGAATCCATCCGTCCAGGGGTATCCCGCGTCCAGGTCCAACTGCTTGGTGAGATCCGCGACCCAGGATCTGACGACTGATGACACTCGACATTCGGATATGCCAATTTTTCCAGCTAACTACAACTGCTGGTGTGAACCACTTGTACCAAAACTACTTTGCCTATGAAACCATTACCTACGACGGCAAAAACTACAGTTACGCCCCGTTTCGAGCTGAAGGTTCTATGGCCTCCCTCAACGGCGAAAACACAGTCCTGCAAGTACTATTCCCCAACATCGACTTTGTATTGCAGTTGCTCAACCAAGGTGATGGCAACCGGTTGAGCACCCTGGTCTTGACCACCCAATGGCTAACCCGCGATAACGCCTATACCCGTAATGTCCAGACTGAGTATTACATCGGAACTGGCGCATCCCTCAGCGATACCACGGTGGAACTACGATTCCGCTCAGCCATTGACAGTGTGGTTTCTAATTTTCCTGGTCGTACACTGACCCAAGCACTGGTTGGTCCATTACCATTGGATTCACAGCTGTATCTCCAATGAATCTGAACGATTTGATTGGACTGACCTATGGCTGGAACCACGCACCTGGAGATGGTAGCGGCAAGACCGACTGCTTCCAGCTGGCCTGTGAAGTACGCCGCCGCCTGGGCATGTCTGACTATAGCGAGCGTTTTGCCTGGGTCTACACAGAATTTATGGACGAACAATTTAATCGCGCAAAGATTGCCCGCTGGCTGCTCCAATGCGGTGATCGCCTCAAACTTCCAGTACCTGGAGCAGTACGTCTACTACCTGCTGAAAAAGGATCTGCACTAGCTACATATCTAAATGATGGCACTACTATATTTCTAGGGCCCAGCGGAAGCGTAATTCGCACACAAATTTTAAACAACCTTGGTTACTGCTTTTGGATGAACCCATGACTCGTAAATTACTCCCCTATGAATACGATCTGATTGATACGCTTGGCGTCACAAAAGAAGAATACCTTAATTTTTTAGCGGTACAACAAAAGTATGTAGATTCTAAGGAAGGTACTGTTTTAGATATTAGAAACGACCCCGGAACAATTGTTGCCATTGTTCTTGCCGTTGTCGGCCTACTGGCGCAGGTTGCCTCAGTCTTACTTGCACCAAAACCTCGCCTACCTGATAGCCAGGTATTTGGTCAACGCCAAACCCGCGATCAGCGTTTTTCCCCACGATTTGGGTTTAACAGTCAACAAGAACTGGCCAAATATGGCGACCCTATCAACCTTGTCTACACCGACACAACCATCAATCCCAACGGTGGCGTTCGGCTGGCAGCCTCACTGATTTGGTCTGCCGTCCGCAGTTACGGCTCCACCCAGTTTGTTCAAATGTTGATGGTGCTCGGAGCCGGTGGTATCCGCGCAATCAACCCCAGTAAAAGTGCTTTTGGCCAGACTGCACTATCTGACATCACAGCAGAAAACAAGTGGCTATATTTCCGTCCCAACGGCACTGGTGCATTGCAGTGGGCTGACATTACGGGCGGCCAATCCGTCGAAGATCCAACACTTTATGGCACATCAATCAACAATCCTTACCGCATCCAAACCACGTCTGAGAATGTGCGGAGCGATGGTTTTAGCCAGGCATACTCACCAGCCACCCAAAATAGTCTCGGTATCTATGGCGTCGTACCACTACACATCAATATTCAACAACGCAACTCATCTGGTGATACAGAAGTAGCAGATTTAGGTATTTACGCTTCATGGGAGTGGGGAGCAAATCAAAGCGTAGCAGTAGGCTTTGAAATGCAAGTTCAAATTAGAGCTACAAACACAGAAGTAGATGACATAAATACTCAAGCCCAAGAAACACGACGCGCATTAGCAAGTACTTTTGACGACAGCGGACTATTCAAACTAGGCTCGGCAAAATTTCGCGTCAAATCCATAAACGTTGGTTCTCCCGACGAACAAGACATGTTTATTTCACTTATATGTATTGAAAGTGGCAATGCTCCCGTAACAGCGTACCCAATTAAAAGTGTTGAAAGCAGTCAGGAACAATATAAAAATTCTATTTTAAACAGCAGTGAGTATCTAGGAGCAGCACAGATAACAGATAATGTTTATAACAGCGATGGACGCTACGAAAATGAGCAAAAACTACCTTTTGATGATGTTCTCACCGGTGATGGAATTTACGGTGCTCAGTACGGCTGGTCTTTCGAAACTCCAATTTTTGAAGGGTACGCAAAAGTTCGTGACATTACAGCTGAAGAACGAGCTGCTTATGGCACAAGAAAACGCTTAGACAATTTAATTGCTGCAGCTGGATCTATGGCTACTCCTCACTTTTATACAAAAGCTTTGACTCGCTTCGAGGAAGCGTCATACCAAACACTGCAACCCTGCCAAATTGTAGATCTGGCAATTAAAAATAATGTGTACAAACAGTTATCCGGTCGCCAGGAACGATACGGTTCAGAGAACAGATCTGGATATCCAGTTAGCGATAACGGAATTAAAAATCGCACAAGTATGTTTTTGATGAAATATAAAATTGCCGGTGGTACATACGCCTACATAAACGGTATTTTTGCAATCAGTAGGTCAAGCAACATTGAAAACTTTAACTACATTAAATTCAACAGCAACAGTGTAAATGCTGAATACTGGCAGTTTAAGCTAGAGCCAATAGCAGAAACGCAAGCTGAACTTGCAAAACATCCGTATCTGCGGGATATCAATGGAGCAGTTCCATATTTTTATTTAGAAAATTCTGGTACTGCATACACCTGGACTACACCCCTTGGACATTCAATTCAGTTTACGGGTCGCATGGTTCCTGGTGGTGACTTACCGCCTCTAAATGAAAATCCTAGCGGTCTTAACGAGTGGGACTTGTTCAACCTTAATTCAGATAACCAATTGCAATTTTCATTCGACAATGGTCCCGAAATGTCATTAACTTGGGTAACCGAGCAAGTGCTGCAACCATTTAGCAACTACCCGCAACTGTATAGCGATTTAAGTCTTATCGGATTTAATGTATTTTCAGGCCGTAATTTGCAAGACCTTAAGAGCTTTACCGCCTTTATTTCCCAAGGTAGAGAGGTAAAGTGCCTTCGTACTAGCGGTGTTGATGAGAACAACACACCATGGGGTCAAGCCGGCTACAACTACATACCAAGTGCGGCAAATGGCGCAACATGTTACGCGCCTGATATCTTCCTGGACTCCGTACTAGATCCAGACGATGGTATTGGCAAATATGCCGTTATTGACGGCATCAATGTAGAGCAACTGGCTCGCACCAAGAAGTTTTGTGAAGTCAACCAGTTATTTATGGATGGCGTCATTGCAGATCCCACCAGTTGGCGGGAGTTTTGGGTACAAGTAGCACCATTTAGTTTGCTGGAGTTTGCCCGTATCGGTGGCCGTGAAACGTTAGTGCCAGCTGTTCCTTACGATCCCAACACCGGAGAACTGCAACGTAGGATCAACATCACAGCTCTATTTAACCAAGGCAACATCCTCGAAGACAGTTATAAAGAGGAGTATTTGGACTATGGCTCCAATGTCCAGGACTTAATTGCCTCGGTCATCTACCGCGACACTGACATAAACGGCACCTTTGCCCGCAACCGAACCCTCGAAGTTAAGCTACAAGACGCCTCGGACATTGACGCCGTACGACAGACTTTTGATCTTTCCCAGTTTGTGACTACAGCCAGGCAGGCAGTTCTATATGCCAAGCTGCTCTGTAACCTACGCCGTCACGTCCGCCGCGCCATCGAATTCCGCACCTTCCCGACCCAAGATCCCATTGCTCCTGGTGCATTTATCTACATTGACATTGGCCAAAATGCCTGGAACGGTATCCGCACAGGCGTTATCGGTCCTGGTGGCAGCCTAAACATCCCACTAGAAAACAACCTGGACAACGGCACCTATAAATTTCTGCTTTACCGCAGCGGCAACGGCGTGGTTAGCATTGAAACCACCGTGACTGAAAATACCGCCAACGCTTTGGCCGCCTATGACGGCTGGTTGTTTGTCCTCGGCACCCAAGTCACCTCCAAGCGGATCTTCCGAGTCAGCGAAGTACAGATGGATGAGGAGGGCGAAATCACCGTGCGAGCTAGTGAGTACCCCTGTGATACCAATGACAACTCGCTGATCGCTGATTTCAGCGACGCATTATTTACCGTGACAGGCACGCTAAACTAAAACAAAGTTAGGTTTCACCCATGGCGTTTTACACAGGTCGCACTGGCGCCTTGTACCTCACAAGTGCTGGTACTGGTGATGTTTCACCTAATGCCACAGAACAGGCATTAAAACTGCGCGACTGGTCACTTGATACGACTCTCGAACTGCTGGAAACCACCACAGTAGATACTGCTGTAAAAAGCTATACGCCTGGTTCATCTAGCGCAACAGGTAGTGCCACAGTCATGTACTACAGGCGCGAAGGCACCACCAGTACAGAACCCGGCACCCAGTTTGATCAGTTTTTATCAAAACTAATGAAGACTTCAACTGCTGGTGTGACCGAAGCTGACCGTGTAGGCATTGTCCTTCGAGTGGGTCAAACTCCAGGTAGTGGTGGTGACATCAAAGACGACATTGCATTTAACGCTTACATCACCAGTGCTGGACTCCGTGTCAGCACCGGAGAGTTAAGTTCTGTTGCCATCCAGTTCACTGTAGACGGACCGTTCCGTGAACTGATCGACGCATGACCTACTTTTTAGGTCAGTACGGCAAAATTAAACTTCGCCGTAAAGCTGCTGGCACGTTCAGTAGTTCTGTACTGCCTGCTGATGTAAACACAATTTTGAATCGTTTTGGTTTTGACGGATCCGTAGAAAATTTGCTAACAGGAGATCAACTTGTGATCAGCACAAGTGATCCACGAGGTTTAGATTTTTTACCTCCTTCTACTTGGCCTGATGGCGGTGGAGCAACACTTAATCAAGTAGTTGCTTATAGTAATATCAATGCGATGGGTGGGATTAGGCTATTTAATACTTTTGACGCTGCCGTAAATAATGACAGATCAGTTGAGTATGCAGTTGAAACTTTTACTGGAGTTGCTATTCCTATTGATGTTCAAATTTATGGTTCCGTGGAACGTGTACTAGGTGATGTAGTAAGTTACAACTTTAACACCGATCGTGAAGCTCTTGACACAACTACAATGTCAGATCGCTTCAAGCGCATGTACTCTGCTGGTTTGATCAGCGGCTCTGGCTCTATTGATTGTCTCTTTAATACTACAAACAGCGGTTTGACTGAAAACTCATTGTTGATGCTCCAACTTATTAACAGAGCGGATATTGGAAGCGAGTTTGATTGTTATTTACAGCTCACAGATCAAGATGTTTATGAGAGTACACCTAACATTTACTATCAATTTTCAGCAATGGTAACAAAATCTGGAATTGAAGTACGTTCAGATCAAACAATTAACTGTGCTATTGACTTTGTAACCACTGGCGAGATCCAACTATTGATTGGAGAGCCTTCTGGCTATATTCTTAAAGAGGACACGGATCGTCTGCGTCTCCAGCAGAACCTAGACTTCCTGATGTCTGAAGTCACAGACTAGACTGGCAGTAGGATTGTTGTCTCGCGGAGTTTAACGGGTGGCTGATCAAAGAATCACACAGCTGACCCAGCTCAGCGAAGCCGACGTAGCAGCCATCGACGTGCTGCCCATTGTCGATATCAGCGCCAGTCAAACCAAGAAGGTCACTGCCAAAGACCTATTCGAGGCTGGGGCAGCCCTGGCAGATGCCGCCAGCATTGATCTCGCCAAACTTAACCAGTCCAGCACCACCAAACTCGGCACCGTATCTTTAGCCGACGACGCTATCACAGCGGCCAAACTGGCCAATGATTCCAGCATCAACTACGGCCCTACCGAGCCGAGCACTGACAACTTTGAGGGTCGTGGTCACGTCAACAGTAGTACCAAATACCTCAAGGTCTACGACGGCAGCGTCTATCAGCAAGTTGTCACCCCCACTACTGGCATCGAAGACCTTGCTGTCACCACCGGCAAACTGGCTGCCAATGCTGTTACCACAGCCAAAATTGACGCTGCTGGCCTTGGCACTGCTGCAATCGCCAACCTGGCAATTACGGGAGCAAAAATTGCCGATGCCACAATCACCTCAGCCAAGTTTGTAGCTGGATCCGTTGATGCAGCAGCCATTGCTACCAACGCTGTTGGCGCTGATGAACTTGCCGACAACGCGGTCGATTTCGCTGCAATTGCCAGTGGTGCTGTCATCGAGGCCAAGCTGGGCACTGGATCTGTAACCGAAACCAAGATTGGTACAGGAGCCGTCACAGTCACCAAGATTGCTGACACCTCGATTACTTATGCAAAGCTCAACCTGGCAGACGGCAGTATCCCTGGTGCAAAACTAGCTGCGGATTCCGTTGGTGTTGGACAGCTTGCTGCAGACTCTGTAAATACAACTGAACTCATCAACAGTGCGGTTACGGGAGCAAAAATTGCCGATGCCACAATCACCTCAGCCAAGTTTGTAGCTGGTGCAGTTGATAACGCTGCCATCGGTGACGCAGCTGTCAACACTTCTGAGCTGGCGGCCAATGCTGTTACCTACGCCAAGATCCAGAACGTTACGGCCACAGACAAGTTGCTCGGTCGTGCAAGTGCTGGTGCTGGTGTTGTAGAAGAAATCACCCTGACAGCGGCTGGTCGTGCCCTACTTGATGATGCCAGTGCTTCGAATCAGCGCGTCACCCTTGGACTCGGTAGCCTCGCTACTCAAAGCGGCACCTTTAGCGGCACCCACTCTGGCACCAGCAGCGGTACCAACACTGGTGATCAGACCATCACGCTTACCGGTGATGTAACCGGTTCTGGAACTGGATCCTTTGCCGCTTCAATTGCAACTGATGCTGTCACCACAGCCAAGATCGCTACTGGCGCGGTAACTACCGACGAACTTGGTGCCGCTTCCGTTACTGCGGCCAAACTGGCCGCTAACTCTGCCACCGTCGTATCCGGTAATGCCCCTACCGGTCTTGGTGCATTTGTTGGCCAGCAATGGGTCAATACCAACACGGGTTTGGCTTACACCTGGGATGGCAGCACCTGGGTTCAGCAAGCAGGCGTCCAAAGTTTTGCTTTTTCGGATTCCACCCCGCTGACCTTTTCGGCATCCGTTGCAAGCAACGGCCTTGCAACCGTTACCACCGGCCTCGATACCCAAACTGCCGCCACCGTCTTTGCCGGTCCCACTGCAGGCTCAGCTGCCGCCCCAACCTTCCGAACACTTGCAAGCACCGACCTTCCAGTAGCCACCTCAGTTGCCAATGGCGTTATGCGCCCTGGAACAGGACTGACTGTCCTTGGCACTGGCGTCCTCAACCATAGCAACAGCGCCACGCCTGGCACCTACACCAAAGTTACTATTGATGCTCAAGGTCACGTCAGTGCTGCATCAAACTTGATTGCGGCTGACATTCCCAGCATTGACGCCAGCAAGATCACAACCGGTACCTTCACCGGGGATTTCTTGGCGCCAAATAGCGTTTCAGCAACACAACTAGCCGACTACGGCATTGCACAGGTCAGCGAATCTGCTCCAGTACCAGAATTTGCAGGGCAGTGGTGGATTAATCCATCCGACCGTTCGGCATATATCTGGATCGGCACCGTTAGTCCCACTCCCAACGGCTACTGGCTTCTCGTTGGGTATGGCTCCCCCACTCAACTAAACGTCCGATTTGGCGGTACTTATAACGCAACTACCAATCTAGTCGTAAGCCTCAACCAGTACGGCACCGAGGCTGGTCTCACCATCGGCCAAGCGCTCACGGCACCCAACAATCTAAATAATGGCGTCTACCTAATTGTCACTACAGCCGGTACGGGCACTACACCAGGTCCAGTTGCAGCACTAGCCTCTGGTGACTGGGTGCTGAGTCAGGGCACAGGTGCAAATTGGACCAAGATTGGCGTTGTGTCTGGCGCCACTGGAACATTTAGCGATTATCAAATCCTTTGCGATGGAACCTACTTCAGCCCGAACATGCCCTCAGTGGCAAGTGTTCGTAGTGCCTTGAACTTACTTTGGGGTCGGGCACAAATTGCGTCTACGGTTCAAATTGGAGTTGTGCTTGAATCCACCGAAGTCCTTGTAGACAACACCACTGGCGCCATGTCCATTGGTGTGGTCGATGATGGCACGTACTAATGACCCATCGATCCGAATCGTTCACGTATAGCGCCGAGAACGTTCCGATCGGCGGCAGCCCTGGTGATGTACTGACCAAAGTGGGTGCCCCGAATTACTACACAGCTTGGCGGGACTTCACCTACGTCTTCGAGACCTACGACGTAATTCTTGATGACGGTGAGTATTAGAATAATTTGGTAATCCCGTCCACCTGGAGTTAAGGGAATGGCATCGACCCATAAGAGCCTACGTTCTAGCACTGTAAATAAGCGCCCAACAACTGCCATTGCTGATGGGCAGATCGCGCTTAATACCAATGCAACATCTCCGGGTCTATTTTTCAAGGATTCGACTGGCGCCTCGATCATCAAGATCGGCCCTGTTCATGTCGGCACCACCGCCCCCAACGTTTCTCCAGCAGTAGGCGGTAGCACTGGTAATAGCACTGGTGAGGCATGGCTTGATACCAGCCTGACGCCCAACGGCTGGAAGGTTTGGACTGGCGCAGCCTGGGTCAATGCGACACCTTCCGGTAGTGACACCGTTCAAGGTTTGCTGGAACTTGCCACTAGTGCAGAAACCCAAGCCGGTGTTGATACCAACCGTGCTGTTACACCTGCTGGTCTACAATCCAAAATTTCGGATAGCACCAGCACCACCAGTTCGACCACAATTGCGTCGAGCACGGCAGTCAAGTCTGCTTACGACCTTGCCAACGCCGCCCTGCCCAAATCCGGTGGCACCGTCACCGGCAACCTGGAGATCGGCAACACCGGCAGCCTAAGTTTCGAGGGCGCCACCGCCGACGGCTTCGAAACCACCATTGCTGTCACGGACCCCACCGCTGACCGCACCATCACTTTGCCGGACACCACCGGCACCGTTGTCCTCAACACTGGCGCACAGACCGTCCAGTTCGGCCTTGGCGCGGCAGCTACCCCCAGCATCACTTTCACCGGCGACACCAACACCGGCATTTACAGCCCTGGTGCCGACCAAGTAGCCATCTCAACTAATGGCACTGGGCGGTTGTTTGTTGACTCTAGTGGCCGAGTAGGGATTGGCACTAGTAGCCCTGGCGCCAAGGCTGAAATTGTATCCTCTGGTAGCGAATCGAGCCTTATCCTTCGCAATACAAACAGCACTACTTCAACATATTCAGAGCTTAAATTCGCTCCATTTACAGGCACCACGGCAGCCGCCGCATCTATCAGATCCGAATACTACGGAAACAACTCTTCTTCGCTTGCATTTAGGACGACAAACATAGCGTCAGAGCCTGCAACAAGAATGTTTATTGGCGACGCAG